GAGTCAGTTCCATATCGTCTAGCCCACGGCTCGCACCATTCTAACATGAGCAAAGGATGATATTTTTCAATGGTACGTTGAGCTCCCAACAATGCAAAATATTCGTAACCTTCAATGTCTAACTGTATCAAATCACAGGCCGGTAAATTTAGGTCATCAATGATTACTGTAGGTACATTACCCGTACCGCTTACATGAATGGCGCCAGAGTCGTTGCCTTTGTTTATGTTTACAAAGTTTCTTTCATTGCCCACACAGGCCTGTGTTTTTATTACGTTATTACCGCAGTTCAAAGTCAAACACAAAAAATTTATTGGATCCGGCTCAAATGTATATACCGTGCTAAATCTCTTACTGAACTGGCGTACATACTGGCCACAGTTACCACCGGCTTGCACCATGACACTGTGGCCAGTGACATGCGTCATTAACGTATCAAAAAATTCTGGTGCCAGGCGATACTGGTGCATGTAATCCCACATTCCTCGATCGTAACTGGGCCACCATAATGTTCCCAGTTCAGGGTAACTAGATTCTCTTACTTCAATTAGGTCTTGTAACATTGGGTTTGTTTTGCATGTAGAATTTGTCATAGAATTTGTCATAGGTCTAACAATTTTTTGTTAATAATTTCTTCTTGCATCTCTTTGTCACTTAGAAACGGATACATATCATGTAATGCTGCTTGATGCCCATTTTTAAGAGCTTGTCCAGGCATAATTTCTTGCTCAGATAAACAAGTGCAGTCAATAATCATTGGGCCCAGAGTCGATAACAATACTTTTATATTGTCAAGATCTTTTTTAGTGGAAACTTTTGCATACCCAATTTTAAATGCCTGAGCAACATTGGCAAAATCAGGAAACCAAAGTCCAGTTTCAGAACTTGTGCCATACACACGACCGCCAAAGTATTTGTTCTGTGTATTTTTAATGCTTAGGTAACCCCGGTTATTCATAACAACATATTTGATGTTTAGATTATGTTGTTTTACTGTGGCAAGTTCTTGCATGTTTAACATAAAACTACCATCGCCCATGGTTGCAATAACTGGTTGATTACTAGACATTGATACACCTATAGATGCCGGCAATGCCCATCCCATTTCACCTTGCGCAAGATTTAAAATTATTCTTTGTCCTTGCTTGGCATTCATTGCTGTAGGGCCTGCGTATCCTATACTGCCGCCATCGCCCATGAGAATATCATTGGCTGTGCTATGTTGATTAATAGCATGCAACACAGCATAGATATTAAGTGCCTGATCTTCTGGTTGCGGAAGATATTCTTGTTGTATAATCGGCCATTTTGCTTTCCAACGTTGACAACTTTTAATCCATTGTGTTCTTGTCATAGCATCGCTCCAAAAAAATCTTGCAAGTCAAGTTGATGTTTTTGATCCATGTGTATAATATTTTTTTCTAACTCATTAGAATCGCAATCAACAACAATTTTATAACTAAATGGACTAAACTGTGCTGGGTCATAGCCCACGACACCGCTACTAAGACTGGTACCAAGTATCAATAACAAGTCGGCATTTTGTAAAGCAAAATTTCCTGCTCGGCTACCACGAACACCAATAGGACCAACATTCAGAGAATAATCATTGGAAGTTATATCTCGCCCACCATAGGTAGTAACAAACGGAAGTTGATACTTTTCAACAAATCTAACAAAATAATTCACTGTGCGTGATTGTCGTATGCCATCCCCTGCAACAACCAATGGACGCTGACTCTGCTCTAATGCATCAATTACTGATTTTATATCAACCTGTGACTGTGTTTGTTCTGGTATATTAAATGTTTCAAACTCAGCGGGCATAGGCGAAGTCTGAATATTACCTGGAATATCAATCCATACAGGACCGGGCCGCCCTGTAGTAGCAACATACATTGCTTCTTGAATAACTTTGGCAACTTCATCTGGAGAAGTTATAAAGTACGACATTTTAGTAATTGATTTTACTGTATCAACAATATGATGCTCTTGAACACCATATTTGCGCAAATTAATCCCCTGAGTTTGATTAATCCACCCACTACAGGTATTGAGCTTTACATTGCCACTTAAAAATAAAACAGGAACACTATCTTGCCAGGCATCCAATACACTAGTAGTGCAATTAGTGCCAGCACATCCAGTGGTGGGATTCACAACCGCTAATTGGCCAGTAAATTTTGCTTCTCCAACTGCACTGTGCCCAGCACCTTGTTCGTTATGATAACAGATATAGTTTATTTTACCATTCTTAATAAACCCATCATTTAATCCGCTAGCGCCTCCACCCATGAGCCCATGGACATTTTTAATGCCTAAATTATAAAGATAATCTGCTATCCAATCGCATACTCTCATATTAAACTCCAAATAAACTCATAAACCCATCTACCTGCTCACCAATGTACTCAATCTGTTCCGGTGTAATAACAGGACTACAACCGTGGAAGAATGTGTTTTTCATTGTGAGTGTGGCCACAGGATAGTTGTCACGTGCGTCTGCAGGATTCATCAAGTGGCTGTAGGCAGGCTGTAACATGATGTTGCCGGCAAAGTAGGGACGGGTTTGAATTAGATTTTCTTCAAGATAATCCACAATGTCCATGCGTGTAAACGGCGCACCTGCTCTAATGGTAAGAGGAAACGCAAACCAACTTACATCTGCATGTTCTCTAGCACGTGGCAAGTGGAAAAACTCTTCGTACTTTTCGTAAATGGCAAACAACAGATTGTAATTGCGTTGACGTAAAGCATGTATCTCGGGCAGTTTCTTGATTTGTTCAAGACCCATGGCCGCTTGTAGTTCAATGGGTTTTAGATTGTAACCAATCTCGTCATACACATACTTGTGATCAAATATTTCTCCGGGCATTTCAGGAATCCACTCGTTGAAACGTTTGTTACAAGTACCACATTTTAACTTGTTGGCATCGGGGCCAACACAGTAGCATCCACGACCCCATTCACGTAAGGAACGAACAATGACTTCTTGCTGGGCGTCGTTCATGGCTACAAAGCCACCTTCGCCCATGGTCATGTGATGTGCCGGATAAAAACTACAACTTGCCATCTCGCCAAAACTGCCCAAGGGTTGACCGTCGTATGTTGTGCCTAAGCCATCACAGCAGTCCTCTAGCAGTACAAGCGAGTGCTTGCGGACCAGGTCCATAACACGATCCATGTTGGGGGGGTTGCCTAGCACATGAGCAAACGTGATAATTTTGATATCTGTATCAGTTGCAAGAATCTGTTCTGCTTGATCCAAGTCAATGTTCAGAGTATCAATTTCAATGTCACAAAACACAGGTGTGAAATTGTTTTGAATGGTCGGATTCAACGTTGTAGGGAATCCTGCAATAGGCATCAGCACCTTGGTTCCTGCCGGGAAGTTGTATCCGCGCTTGGACTTCATTGCTGTCATCATGAGCAGGTTGGCGCTGCTCCCGGAGTTGGTTAATACTCCGCGAGTCTTCCCAAACTCTTTTGGAAATTTGCGCTCAAACTCTAGACTTTTGTTACCCATAACAAGCCAGCCGTCGAGCAGTACTTCTGCTGCTGCCACATACTCCGAAGAGTCAAAATGAGGCCCTGCATAGTTTACAAAGTCTTTACCGGCTACCCAGGTTTTGTCTGCTTGTTTATTATCAATATATTTTTTAATGTCTTCTAATATTTGTTTCATATTTTAATTGCAAGTTGATTGCACATTTCTCTCATAATGTTTATTACAGCTTGACTACCACGACTGCCATGAAAATGTAATATGTGAGCTTGATTTATAGATATACGGTTCCAGTCATTATGCCAATCTATTACATTTTGGGCCAGGACTCTTAAATTTATTGCTTGATAGGCCATCTCTGGATGCAGTATGTCGGACTCATCAATATCTTGGTTCCAGAACATGGCATTGTGTCTTAGCTGGTCAAAACCCCAATTACGGTCTGGGTGGGTTTCTCTTTGAGTCAACCACTCTTCTCCAAGTTTCCATACATCGTCTGACATGGTATGTGGATAATATTGTATATCATCATTAAAATAGTGTGCAAAATCTCTATAACTTTTTGGATCAGTATAATTGAACAATCGATATTCAGTAAATCTATCTGAAAATAATTCTGTAGGCTGAATCATAAGTGTGTCGGCACCGGCCCAGAATACGTTACAAGGTTCACGATTCCATAATTCTTTAATGTCCAACCAATTTTGATATGCACAGGTATCGCCGTTGGTAGCCGTATCCGTCCACAATATTGTTTCAAACGGTTCTTTTACAAAGTGTTCAAAACTAGCCAGTCTTAAACGATACATTTCTTGATAGTCTAAATATAATTGTGAACTATCATTGCCCATCCAATTTTCTGATATAGGACGAACCGAACATACTAGATAGTTCTTTACCATACAAAATTATTCCTATAATGCTCGACTATTTGTTCTAGTTCTTGGTCGAACTTGGCCTCTGGTGCCCAACCTAATTTTTTTAATTTGCTGTCGTCAATTGCATAGCGTACATCCTGGCCTTGTCTGACACTAGGTGTGGTAAATGTTTCCCAATTGCTGTTGTGATCAACTCCGTAATATAGATGTAGTATTTTTTTAATTACTTCGCAATTGGGTAATTCGGTATTGCCACTGATATTGAATATCTCATTGGTGCACTCAGCATCGATAATAGATATTACTGCACAAGCAGTGTCTTTGGCATGCAACCAAGTACGCACAGGTCTACCATGATCGTGCAAATCAATTTTCCTGCCAAGTTCAAGATACTTGATCGACTTTGGAATCAGTTTCTCTACATACTGCCCAATGCCATAGTTGTTGGTTGGCCGTACAATAACATGCTTGATATCATAGGTTCTGTTCCAGGCCAATACCAACATATCAGCAGCCGCCTTTGATGCCGAATATGGATTTGATGGCCGCAACATATCTTGTTCAGTATGGGCTCCTGACTCGATATCTCCATAAACCTCATCGGTACTAAATTGCAAAAACACTGGCGCTTTGTGACTGGGTTGTTGCTTGATTAGTTCCAGTAAATGATGCACCCCGTTGATGTTGCTGCGGATGAAAACTTCCGAGCTCATGATGGAGTTATCTACATGTGTTTCTGCAGCCGTGTTAATAACATAGTCGCAGTCAACCAATCGGTCTAGATCATTGATATCAGATTTGATAAATTTAAACGTGGGCCACGTTTCAAACTCAGACATGAAATTACAATTACTGGCGTAAGTACAACTATCAACTCCAATCACATACCATCCACGATCCAAACATTGCCGTGTCACGTGTGATCCTATAAACCCCAAGCATCCGGTCACGTAGACAATTTTCTTCATAATGTACTTATATTACATCGACGGGGTCGACAGATGTTTGTTCACATCTGCAGCTATCATACGATCCCAGGGCAGTTGTTTTCCTTGTGCCACACTCGTCCAATAGCTCATATCATATCCCTGTGATATGAGATAATTCCCGATTGTTTGGGCTTCTGTTAACCGTTGTTGACGACGCGTCACATAATTAAAATCTCTTGGATCTGATGGTTTCCCTTCAAACACAATTCTCTTTCTGAAGGTAGCGTCGTTGTTTTTTCCGGTAAGGTCGTATCGTTCGTGGTCCACATGTACATCAATTTTAACCATGATGTCTAATAGCCAGGCTACCTGACTTACCCATGCATCGTTCAGTTGGTGTTGGCTAAAGTGCCCGATCAGTTCAAGCCATTTGCGAGGCACAATAGGGAAAATGCTATAAGGATGTTTTTTATGTGTTTCAAAGGCTTGCAAACAAAATCGATCACCTTGACTTTTGATCGTTGTGTCCCACTTTGCGGTACGCATTATTGCGTCATCATTCCAAAACACCATCCACTTTCCTGTGCTGGTGTGCGCAAGTTGGTTCACATATTCGTGCAGACGTGCATATCCCATTGGTTCGAAGCCGAGACAGGTATACTTTGCACCAGATTCCTGAATCTTAGGTAGCACATGGGATTGAAAGTATGCAAAACTTTCCGAGTCATCATTATCGAACCCAAAGCACCACTGGATGTCGGCTGGCTCTTGCGCAAGATCAATCAAGCTTTCAACACTGCGCTTCAGTTGTTCAGTTCGTCCTCGGCTGGGTAATAGAATACTGATACCGGGTAATGCGTTATCCAAACTCATGTGGGTGCTTTAATTAACAAACTCGTTGTCTTCTCGATGCCCTTGCCGACCGGCCATGTTGCTGTCAGTTTCACGAACCTCAACTTTGCAGCACCAGACTCGTGCAGCCTCTGCGCTACCGCAGTTTGGTAGGAAGATGGTGTTGACATACTCATATAAAAAGTCAGCAAGGCCCTCACATCCGGTCTTTTCCACTTCCGTAATCTTTGCCAGTTTAAGTCTGCCAAGCTCCAGCAAGTGCTCGCGCATGGGATCGTCCTGTGCAACCAACAAGGTATGATCAAACCAGTTTTCAAGTTCGGCCTTTAAGGGCTTTAGCCCACCAAAATCTGTAACCCAATTACGAGCATCTAGTGTGTCTGCTTCAAATTCAAAATGGAAGCTCATTGCGTATCCGTGAATTAGATTGCAGTGGCTATCTGCTCTCCATTGCCGGTATGCGACTGGACCAATTTGCTTGTACGTTTTTGTACTAAAATACTTTTTTGCCATGTTGTTCTCTCCTGCTAATTTATCTATTATACACACTACATCTAGATTATACAAGCCCGCTCAAGCCCAATCACAGTTAGTTGGGCGTATTCCTGAGTCTATCTGATAAGTGTGATCAGTATTTAGATTAACATAATCAACAACTGTATTATCAACATGAAGACCGGTTGGGGACTGAGTGGGGGCTGGGATCGCAGATCCTACTGCATGTAACGTATGTCCTTGTTGTGCCCACGATGTGTTTTCTTCAACAATTGTTAACCACTGTTCTTGTGTAACTTGGTCGCGTATCGCAAGAGCCTTGGGCATAGTTAGCAGTGCTCGAATTATATCTCGATTAGCTGCGCCCATCTGTGCCCAGTCAGTTGCAGTAGGAACATTGTTATTCCAAGTGTCATTATTAAAGTAAGTTGCATCATAGTATGATCCTACTAAACTTAAAGTATGTCCTTGGGCTACCCACGCTGCATTTTCTGCAACTATTTGGGCACGTTGTTCAGTATTCAATGCCAACTGTACAGCAAATGCATTTTGCGGATTTAGATAAGGACGAATTGTATCTCTATCAGCAGCGCCCATTGTAGCCCAATTTGCTGGATCTGGAACAACCACAGTCCACTTGCCGTTAATTAGGTATGGATTTAAAACGATCGGTAATTCTTCTCCAATTGTCATCTCTTGCGATGAAACAATACTAACTAGTCCCCCGGTTGGAGAAGCTTGACTTACCTTCTCTGTAACTAGAAATGTCTTACCGTCTGGACCATGTGCAAGTGTAGCTTGGCCAGCGCCGGGGGCAATTGCAGCCGACAGTGTACTACGACCGGTGTCAAGGAATGACCCATTGAGCTGCTGCAACAGTAATGTTGTTGAGTCATGCGGCGATGAAAAAGTTTGCGAACTTAGGAATATGTCTATAAGTCCGTCGTCGTTAAAATCACTAAAAATTGGGGAATATGCTACACCGGTGTCATTTTTATATCCAGCCAACATCATGCTGGTTACGTCGTCAAACTTGCCACCACCGAGATTCTTTAGAAATTGCACCGCCGACAATTCAGGCCAAGAGGTCCCGTTCCATCCAGCGCGACTGAATACTATTACATCAAGTAAACTATCCTGGTTAAAATCAATAGTTTTTGCGCGAGCATCAAGACTTTGTCCTCCTGGGTTTACAGCACTGTTTTCTAACAGCGGCACAGGTAGGGTTGAGATTGGTGTAAGATCAAACGTATGATTTGATACATTTAATTTTAACTGCATCAATATAGTGTCGGCAGCGGCATGTATTAAACTAGTTTGATGGTCAGTGATTACCGCAGTGGTGGTTCCATTACCCAAAAAATCCCCAAGTGCAATTCCGGCACCACCTGTGTTATACTTTGATTGTGCTGATATTGTATATGAAATTAGTCCAGCCACTGATCCCATGTACACCGTCGTTGATCCATTAGATCGCCCAAATCCAGTAGTAACAACATCATCATACCCATCATGATTAATGTCGTATACTGTTATGCCGTGTTGTAGCTGTGCTTGGCCAAGATCAATTTTATCGAAATGATCACCTTGATTCATTAGTGCATAGGTATGAGTTGGTGAATTTAGATTAGTGTAGGTTGCAAGTATTGCATCAACTTTATGATCACCATTGAAATCTCCATACGCTACGTCATCGACACCTTCGACTTTGTTGGACGGGAGCCACTGGCCGGTAATATCTTGCAGCTTACCACTTTGCCATCCAAAAATATGCACCGAAGTAGTGTGATGGTACGTTGATGTGTTTGCTGGAGTTTCAAATCCAGCAAACATAATTTCGTCAACACCATCACCATTGATGTCTTGAGCGTATAGTTGACTTACAACCATCCAACTGTTGGGAGAGTCGTAATAATTAAAACTTCCTGCAAAAGAGACCGCACCAAGAGTGACCGTTTTCATGATTAGTTACCGCTGTGGCCTTTCATGCTCAAACAGATGTCGTAAAATTCTTTCTTCAATGCAGGATCCTTCTCAAATGCACCCATCATGATTGCTGTGGTCATATCACTAGAGTGTTCCCGCACTCCACGCTGTGTCATACAGAAATGTTCTGCTTTGACCACAATAGCAATATTATCAGTCTTGGCATATTGTTTCAGTGCGTCGGCAATTTGCGTGGTCATCTCCTCTTGAATTTGAGGGCGCTCACAAATATGGTGCACCAAACGGTTGAACTTGCTCAACCCAATCACTTCGGTATCGGGAACAATCCCAACCCAGCAGCTACCCACAATGTTTTGAAAGTGATGTGCACAGGTGCTACGAATAGAAATAGGCCCTGTAGTGTACAGGCTCTTATAGCCCATGTTAGGGAAAGCAGTGATCTTGGGCACTGGGCGATAGCGACCGCTAAACGTTTCCTTCACGAACATCTTGGCCACGCGGCGCGCAGTGTCGTGTGTGTTGTGGTCGTTTTCGGTATCAATCACCAAGGAGTCAAGTACGCCTTGCATTTTTGCAGCAACTTCATCGACAAGGCCTTCGAGCTCACCTTCTTGGACAAATTCGGCAATATTGTCATTGCTGTGAAAGCGGGCTCCGGCTGCATTGATACGGTCACGGATTACTTGGGATAGATTGCGATCTAGTTGGGTCATATGTGTTTGTTGGTTAAGGTTAGGAATGTATCTATTATACAGGTTATTTAGATAAGTGTCAACTAACAAAATTAATTTGCCGCAAGTCTGGATAAACCGCTTGCTGGGACTGTGGTTGAATAGTCGGAAGCAAGTTACTTCCCCGCTCACAATCTTCTAGGGTCGGACAATAGTGCCATCCTGGGCCGAATGTTGATTGAGCTTGCCAAGGAGCAATTCTAAGATCTCGGCCATCGCTGCGCATACGACTTAACTGTGAGTATGCTGGCTTGTCGTCAAGCAAGATAGCTCCGCATTTACCAATAGTCATGGGCTTACTGTGCCCGAAACTCAAGCATTGTACTTGACCTGTACGGTACATTCCTGGTTCAAGTCGGCGTGCTGAATCCCAGATGTTTGTACCATGGAATTGGTATTCGCCTTGCCACGCTTCGGCAGTTAGTGTGTATCTGATCCCTAGGTTGGCCAAGCATTGCGGTACGCTAAGGTAGGTGCGGGCAGTGAATTCACACTGCCCAACCTGATACCATCTCATAACCAGTTCAATGGCATGGGTGCACCCGTCAGTGACTACCACATAAGGTGCACCTGTGTACTCAGCTAGTTCTCGTTCGAACTGCAATAATTTATCGAACACTGTACCAGGACCAAGCGTGTGAAATCATATCGTCAAGAGTAAATTTCTGCCAGCCTTTATAGATCCTGCCAAATTTATTTGCACCGGCAGTAAGCACAGCTGGATCACCGGGTCGTTGTGGACCTGTTTCTACTTGTAATTTTTTTCCAGTAATGCGTTCAGCTGCATTAATAATTTCTAAATTACTAGTACCCTTGCTTGTACCAAGATTGTATACGCCAGCAGACATGTCATCATATACTGCACTCACATGAGCATCAGCAATGTCTTGCACATGGATATAATCTCTTACACAACTACCATCAGCTGTGGAATAGTCTGTACCATTCAAAATAAATGGTTTATTATCTCGAATGCTTTCGAGCACCCTTGCAATAATATGAGTAGCCCCGGGTTCTTGTCCGTGTCTCCTACTCATATCTGCGCCGCAGGCATTGAAGTATCGAAAAGCAACATAGTCGAGACCGTATGCCTTGTGATAACTTTCCAATACCTGTTCGACCATAAGTTTGCTCTCACCATATGGACTAATTGGTTCACGTGGATCAACTTCGTAACACGGATTCATAACTGGTGTCCCGTATACTGCTGCTGATGAACTAAAGATAAACTTAGTTTTTGGTATTGCTTGCAACATAAAGTCCAACAGATGTATGGTCTTGACTACATTGTTATTATAGTACTCACACGGAGTCGACAAGCTGGGGCCAACCAAGCTTGTGCCGGCACAATGTATAATGGCATCTGGATGTACATCGAGCAACTGTTGTTTAGCAACATCACTATCGAAGTCGGCCTGTAGGAAACTCATTACATCTTTGTCAAAATGCCCGGGCAAGGGTCGCCGATCAATGCCAACGACCGTGTGCCCAGCATCTTTAAGACGTAATGCAATATGACCACCTATGTAGCCAGCAGCACCAGTTACTACAGTAATCATGCTTCAATCTTGACCACAGGATACTTGGCATGTGCAACATGATCTCGGTACCTGGGACCAACACGCCGCCACTGTTCGCCTAGGCCTTTGTCCTCTAGAATATCCACAACGCGATCTACCGTGCCATTGTTCCAATCAGAAATCAAGCCCATGTTATGATGTGGTTTTTCCAGCAAGCCAGTAAGCTTGTTGAAAGCATCATCCTCGCTCCACGGCACATACAAACGGTCTGGATCATTTGCAAAAGTTTCAGGGAAACTGCGATAAGCTGGATACAGTACATTGCATCCTAGCGTGTCTGCTTCGCTTACAGTGTTGCTAACCCAGTCTTGCAATGCACAGTTAAACAGTACTCGAGTATTATTCAGTAGTGCATAGTACTCGTTCTTGCCAAGGTTCTCGTGGATCTCGAGAAACCCTTGTTCCTGCATGGCTCTAGCACGGGTGATGTATTGAGGATTGTTGCTGCGCAGTGGTCCGCCTGAAAAAATAGCAAACTTGACTCGCGGGTATGCTTCTTGATACTCTTGTACTAGATTCATAAAGAAGTCTGGTTGCTTCTCTTGATCAAACCTTGCAGCAAACCCAACCCTCATTGCCCGATCCTTAAAGGGCTGGATATTCTCAGCACCACCAATGCGCTCTAGCACTTCTTCCTTGCCAAACGCTAATCCACTGATGTTGTAGATCGGAGCCTTCCACCCGGCAATACGCATGTGAGCAACCATCTCTTCGTTGGTAGCAAGCACACCGGTTACAAATTCATTAACCATCTTTTCATACGTGCTCATCCAGCCAGCCATACCCCACACATGAACAAAATCATCGGGGTCAATAGCTTGTGCAAGACATCGAACATAAATGCGAGGACGCATGTTGAGCGGCACTTGATCCAGGATGTAAGGCAAGCTTTCGATACCACATTGAAACATGTCTTCAAAGTAGATGACATCTTCGTTTGTGACATCACCACTGCGCATCATTTGCACCAAGTTCATCATCTGGCTTAATGAGAAATAGCTGCGACCGTGTGCATCCAGCACCTGGCCCACACTGATGCTTTTGGTGTTGTCAATCACCGATCCAGGCACGTACACAACATCAAGTCCGCGGCGATCAAATACTCGCCGATTCCACTCAGTGAGCTGTAGTGTGTATCGAGCCTCATAAGCCTCCAGGCCCATGTAAAACAACTTACGCATTGGCATACTTCCTAAACACACGATCTTCGGGCTTGCGACCGTCAATCACCCACATGTCCTTGGCAGCTTTGTTCTGCTGGTTCTTGGTGAATTGTTGATAAGCGTAGCTCTTCCAATTGTAAAGATCGGATTCGTCGTACATGTATCCAAAGTCTTGGCAAAATTCCAAGTACTGATCCAAATCATCAAAGATTTGGTGGACACGGGGGTTAGGTTCAAAAACAGTTTTAGCCATAATTTTAATTAAATTTTCAAGCGGTTAGGAGGTTGGTGAGTTTCGTAACGTACAAGGCATCCGTTCTCACCGTCTTCGGATACCTCAATCCACACTGCACGTTTAGGATGTCGGAAACTGATATGAGTATATAGGTCATCTGCAATCATCTCGCAACTTTTATAGTCCAACGCTAGTATAGCATCTTTGTAGAGATTTTCCAACCATCTTTTGAACTGAATAAACTCAATATCCCGGTCATCATGGAACACATCAATCCAAACACGGAAGTGAAAGATATGACGGTGCGGGTAGCCCAGAAAACTTACATCATATTCATCCCCGGTAGCCAGGGCCGGGTCAGTCAATGCTGCCGGATACTTGTGGATACCTTCTTTTTGAAAGGTAACCCAGATCATCCTGGATGCAGCTTTACGAATACGTTCGGTGGAGTCTCTTTGGTCTTGGCTCATAGTGTTTTGTCCTTTGTATATTCATCCCAGTCTGTGAAACAATCCCGCCTCATGAGATCATGTACACTGTGACACCATACACCGGGGTTTGTGGCATCAAAGTCATAATCATCAATCTTTACGGTTGCATTGTATCCCAGTTGCTGGATGTAGGGAATTTTAACAGATATCATGGGGATAAATTTATGATTTTCGGTTAGGCCGCTTTCAAGCAATCCTTCTACACAGTTTACATCAATGTCGAGTGTGCAAGTATACTCAAGCTCCAAGAAGAAACTAATCATTTCTTCCCATTGTTCCCAGTTTTCCGCATCATTGATTGCTAGCTTAGGAAAGCTGTGATTAGCGCCGAAGTAGATATGTTGAATAGAATCGCCGGCGCTGAGTTGCGCTGTAATATCATCTACCGGTTGTACGCCTACAACAAACAAGGTTTTCTTGCCTCGCTGTGGAGTATTTTCAACTTCGATGCCGGTAAAGAACTTGATGTCCTCGTGTCCTTCTCGATTCATCGCCGGTCCTCCGAGCCAAGATCTACCCGCTGGTTATGTTCGTGTTGTTGACGGCGCAGAAACCGTAGTTCGTCTAGCACAGCAAGCCGCCGTTTCTTAAGTTCTGATAGCTGGCGGTCTTCGAAAACATTGTTCTTTTCCATAACATCAACCCGATTATCTAGATCGGCATGCAGGTTCTCTAAGTGTCGAATTCTAGTTTCATACATTATACACTGTCCTCAAGTTGATCAAGTCGAGATTGATCAAGTTCATCTGTAGCTTCTTCCTCGACTACGCTGAATAAATTGTTATACTGAGTATGAGCGTTGACTGCTCGTTTTCCTGTGTACCCACGAGTTCCTACCACCCGTTCCCATACTTTAGCATGTCCGTTGATAATTTCCAAGCTCTTTTGGCGATCACGGGCAGAAAATATTCTATCAATTAGGTTAGTAACATTGAATGCTTCAGAAATTGGATGCACCATCATATCTGGGTAAACACCCGAATCGCACATTCGATTTGCCCGTTGTACTGATTCCAAATGCATCCAAACATTATGCCCCATGAGCAAGGCGTAGCTGAAACTATCCCACGATGTGCGACCTTCCTTACCAATCTTATTTAGGTCACCGGGTTGGTAACAGCAAACATCGCTAATTTTTAATCTACTGGTGATGGGACTGTCTTCGAATTTAGGATGGATCCCATCCTGCCGCACTGCATCACCAAACATACGGGAATCAGTGGAGTACTTTTTGTCGTCTACTGTAGGACTCATGTTGTAAGACCATTTGCCCCTGCTCTCCGTGGTGATGTTATGGTATAATTGCCCGTTGGCTGTGGCCAAGAAGGGTGACGCACAGTCGAAACTAATTGTGAAGTTGGGATTGTGATAGTACCGAATTGAACGTTGAATGGCTGTGAGTAATACTGCCCATTCCAACTTCGATGTTCCCAAGAAATGCATCCAGTCATGTTGTCCTTTTTCTAACAATCCATCATGTATCAAGTGAACCAAGCGTTTAAGCACCAGGTGCGCATCACACATGTTTTGCCCTCCCATGGCCCAACCATTAAAGGCATTTTGGTGCAGGCCGGGATCAGAATAGCCCTTCATCATGTCATACCAATGATCAGCTTCGCTGTGATTGCTACCCTGCAACACGTTTAGAATCTTGGTTTTGCCATAACGATTTGCCATCCAGTACTCGTTGTTGTACTTAGAAGCGTTGACTGCATCATCATAACTGTGGATCCCGCACAGCACAGATGCTTCCTTGTCCAAGTATGTCCAGGTGGGAATATCCATGGTCATTGCATAGTCAGCAATTTGACATTGCCACTCTAGCACTTGCCTGCGTTTCTTCTCTGCGTTCAAGTCCGCAGGGTCGGCCCATTGTCCCGGCCACACGCCCTTGGCAATCTGGAACCCGCCTGAGTCCAACAGCATGAAGCTGTTGGGGTCTCGGTCTCGTACCATGTCTTCCTTGGCACTGGGCTTGGTCATGTCAAGATTGGCGTGACCTGCACTGTAAAGACTCCAGCGGTACGGGAACAGTGCCTTTTGTGGATTCAACCAGTTTAGTTGTTCCATGTCAGGAATTCCCGCAGGCATGCGAGTCTGCTCTACATACGGGCCAGCACGTTGTTTTCCAATATAGCTGCCATAAAAACTGGAGATAGCTGGCAGAAAAATAGCGTAGTCGCTTTGCTTGGCAGTTAGGTCGTCTTGTTCAATCATTGGCAGTTACTTGCCCATTGCGGGTAGGATGTAGTTGTATTCAGCAATACCCGAATTCACAGTGATCTGTGCAGCCCCGTCATCACTGATGCGGATAATCTTGTCCCCGGTAAGATTAAGAATACTAATCACCTGTGCCTTGGGATATGACCATGAACGCTTGAGCACGCCCGATACTCCGGCCTGGAAAACAAATTCACCAGCATGTGTGCTGTGGTCACCGAACATGAACTTCAAGTCTCCCTTGTCAGTCCGAACCTGGAAAGTGTCTTCTTCTGCGTTGGCCTGAGCCTGCATTTTAAGTCTTAACAAGGAAGCAACGCTGGGCTCGAACTCGATGTGCCAGGCCGGAACCTTGAACTTCATGGTCTTGAGCTTTTCTGCAATGATCTCCGATGTCATGAACCGGTAGTCATTCGTAAAGTCCTTGGCAGCATTTTGAAAGTGTAGGCCTACTGGCACGGCCTCGCCGTTGCGATCCTGCCGCGACACAGTAATATCAGCACCTTCGCGGTACTCTTGCAAATTCAAAATAATTTTGAGCTTGTTAAGATTTGGCATGCCAAATGTGCCAATGAATTCTGCCACCGGGGTCAAAAACTTCCCTTGTACAACCACTTTGCGATCTTCTGACAATCCATCAATGATAGTGTCTTGGTCAGTACCGGTGGTTTTGATCAAATCAATGCAGCCAAGATCAAACGTGTGCTCGACTAAGTCAAGTAGATAATCTCTCATTATAAGTTCTCCTATATGGGTTAATTGTATTACAGTTATTTAGAATTTACAACAGGTTTCGGTATAATTTTGCCCAGGCTTTGGCCTCCGCGCAGTGATGTAAGTCGCCCTGGACGCCTTAGTTCTACTAAAGCATTGGCTTTTTCTAAATAATACCATTGGGTTATTTCGAACCCAAGAGTTTTTGCTAGTGTCTTGATCATGTGCCCGGGCGTGTAGCACATATAGCTGCGTTCAGCCAGTTCGACGCCGCCACCAATATCACAATCATTGAAGGTCATTAGTAGACTTCCGCCCGGCTTGAGCTTGTTGAATATTTCAGTTAGATACTGGCCAACACGTTCCATGGGCATGAAATTGAAATAGTACAACGCAACAACTAATCCAAACTGCGATTGTGGTAGAGATTCTAGCACTATAGAATCACCGTCACGTGGCTCAATATAAACCTGCAGTCGCCTCTGATATTCTTCTCGGAAACGATTTAGTGTTGGCCGAATCATTTCTTCACAATAGTCAACTAGATACAACGGATCTGATCCAACCAAGTCTTCGATCCAGTCTGCTTGTCCTGGGCGAATAACCATTGCTGGGTGGTGCCAGTCAGAAAGCAATCGAAGTCTACTACGAATGTAATCAACTGCGTCTTGTGATAAGTCGGGATGTCGATTAAGCAAATATTCGGGATTGTCTACATGCTGACTTGATTTATAGAGTTCAAAGCTATTCGTGAAATAAGTTGGCTCTAACTGATCAATTAAGCCTTGCAGTTGTTCTCTTATTTCACGAACAGTGGATCGAAATTTCATAAACGCACCGTGTATCTGATCACGGTCACGATTAAGCTGTTCTAGCAAATCCGGGAACTGCACTACGCTAGCTCCAATACTGTACAGCACTGGGCCAAGGTGACTATTAATCAAAAGATCTGTGTCGGCGGGGTCCAGTCGTGCTAACAAATTTCTATAGTCAATTATAGAGCTAAGTTTCATGTGAACTCAAATAGTGATTGAAATGTATTCTCTGTGTTAGTGGCCTGACTAATGTCCCAGTTCAGTACACCCAACAAGTTGGATACCTTGCTGTCGATAATTGTAGTTTCCATCAAGCCATCATCAAATGGCAAGTCCCGGAACCACTGTGGCAAGTGCATTTCGTCTGTGGGATAACCGATTGAAGTCCAACCCAGGGCGTTGGATTTTAGCTTGCAAACAATTGTTTTCATGCCGTCAATAATTTGCATGCTGTAATTATCACTATTCATGCGTCGCATAGTATTCCAGTTAAGTGCAGCACGCACATGTCCGGGCATGTTGGCTCTGCCTTCCTTTAGCTCTGCCTCGCCATACTTGGTCAAGTTGTTTACACGCTTGGGTGTTCCTTTTTCCCACGCGGGCCTTTCCATGAACACATATTTGAATGCTCGAATCTTCTCAATCACGTCTGCACGACTATGACCAGTTAGCACATTCTCCAGGATCTCACTAAGGAATTCCTGTACTACCTTGGGAGTGTCTGACCTCTTGAGATCCAGGCCCATGGCCTTGACCTTACCTGGATAGCCGTTGACGTCAAGACGCTTGCCTTCCTTGTCATAGTAAAGCACAGCGTACCGCTTCTTGGTAATGAACAAGCCCTTGCTGGCAACAATCTCTCGACCGCCCTTGATAACACTGCCCATTTCTCTGGGACAATGGAATGCTTGCTCCATGAATCCCGGAAAGCTTTGGTTGACCTGTTCGGCGATGCTATCATACAGTGCCACGCAGATATCCTTGTCCCATTCCATGCGCCCTGCTTCCACATCATCCTTGAGCATGGGCCAAGCAGAAAAGTAACAACTGTCTGTATCACCGTAAATGATAGCGGCGCCGGCATGATCGTACTTGCCGGTCACACATTCATTTACATGAGCATCCATGTGCTTGGCAATACTACGTCCAGTCAGTGTAGTACTTTGCCCAATACGCTTGTCAAAGAATCTACAACCAGGATTCAAAATAGCACCATACAGGCTGTTCAAGTTAATCTTCTTGACCAACTGTCGCTTGTCCCAGTATTCTTCTTCTGTCTTGTCTGTGCATTCCCTCAGCTTGGCCTGCATTTGTTTACGTTCTGCATACCAACGCTTGAGCAGGCCTGGGATTACACCTTCTTTCTCATAGGTAAAGATAGTGCCATTCGCGCTTAGGATCCAAGGTTGGTTGCTGTCAAACACAGCCTTCCATACCTCGGCAGCCGAGTGCACAGAGCTGTTGCCATCTTGCCAGTCAATGGTAATCTCAGTGCCCCGCTGCTGCTCCATCACAGCAGTGTACTCTAGTGTGGCAAACAAACCGTCCCAGGATGCTGCAAAACTATCTCCCCGGGCCATGCGTTCCTGGATTAAGTTGTCGGTTGCTGTGCTTCTGAGCTGTCCAACAATGGTTTCTGGGCCCATGTTGAGGGCGCGAATAGCCGAGGGATAGAGCGAGTTGATGTCAATGGAACCGATGTATTCATGGATTCCTTTTTTGGGCGTAGCAACATAGGCACCTGCCGCTTGTGTATCACTGTCATTAAGTCTCTCTTTACGGTTAGGAACTACTAGCCCACGTTCATGGGCTTCATTGATAATTGCTTGCTCGGTCACTGCCACTGCACCCATTGTGGTTTGCAGCAACACAGTGTTTTCATGCGCCAGGGTGTTGGCTAGATCCAGGAATCTAAGTTTCTTATCGATGTTGGCAAGACCAACCACGTCCTGCCGGTTGTACTCGATAAAAGTTTTCCAGTTCTGGTTATACAGCTGATCTAGTGTGCCCTCGTACTTGGTCTTGCCTGCCAGTCCCTCATATTCCAAGATAGCATCCAAGCTGTAGCTGTGTCGCTCTTCATAGGTGTACTTGCGGTACAGTTGCATATAGTCCAGGTGAACACGGCCAACCAAGTCATATGTCATGTTCTCGGCACCAAAGCGCTCGAACATTCTTGGCTTGGGCAGTTGTTCCCAAAGGCAAAACTTACGGGTATCGTCCTTGCTCAACAGTTTGATTACACGATTGACAGTGTATGGAATATCGTATCCCTCACTGTTCCAACCACTAAGCACGTCGGCATCTTCAATCAAAGACATAAACGTTTTCAGCAGTTCAGCTTCCTCCCAAAACACAAATGTGTTGGGAAACTCGGCTGCAATCTCTTGTGCAGTTTCGGCACTCATGCGCTTGGGCGGGACCACCAGTGTGATCAATTGATCCATCCAGTCCAGGTAGACCGAGATCGCTGTGATAGGATTAAACGGATCATCCGGTCGACTATAACCCTTGACTGGATCAAAATCGACCTCAATGTCGAAAAATGCTGTGTGCAGTGGCGGGCCGTCTTGCCCCTTGTAGTTGTCTTCCAAGCAACGAAACACCGGGTTGATATCACCTTCGTAGATGTTTTTACCCGAGTGTACCCGCATTTCTTTGCGGAACTCTTTGTTGTTGCGAGAGCTGAACCGGCTTACTGGCTTGTCGTAGATGTTGCGAAACTTGCCCTTGGGGTCGTCGTAATAAAATCGATATTCTGCAGGAAATTCTTTATATACTCTGTTACCTTTTACTCTCTCAACTACATGAATTCGATCATGCTCACGATCGAATAACGCATCAATATATGACATTCTTATCCTTGTTTATTTTTACAGTTATCAAAATGCCACCGTTTTGCATTAGTTGAACCTTTTCCTGATGTATTACAATGTGGACAAATCCATTCTTTTTGTGATGAATGGGTTCCGTTTTTTATTTTATCATAATTGTGTTGAGACCCATTCCACTGATGTTCTTTATTATAACTTCTTTTTAGTTGGAAGTCTTTTTGAATTTCGCCACCGAGCATATGAAAGGTGCCATCAGCAACTCTTCTTTTGATACTTTCTTTAACATTGTTACTATGCTCTTCTGTTAACCAATGATGAGTTCCTTCGTTGACTCTTTTACATGCGGCCAACGAATTTAATTTTGAAATCTCATCTGATGACATCTTCATTCTACATGCAATTAATACACATGCACTATAATCCTGATTTTGATAATGTATGTTGTAATGTTCTTGTATAGGAACGGCTACTAAATTTTCTGGCAAATTGTTTTCGTGATTTCCATCTTTATGATGAATATCATACGTGCGACCAAATTCGTCTATTGGAATAGGACCATGCCATTTTTTATACAAGTATCGATGTGTTGCTGATCTTTTTTTCATTGTTTTTTTACTATTATTGATAAAGTATTTATCATCACAGTAAAAAACAGTGTCCTTAAAGTGTTCGGCCTACAGTTTCCAGAATAGTTTCCAGCAGGTCGTGATCCTGTTTCTCTTTGCCAAATTCCGCTTTGTGTGCCAAGCGGATGGCCTTCTTTAGTACATTGGGTTTGATTTCTAGCTCTTCAGCAATGGCCTTGACCGTTTCCGAAAGACCAGCGTTGAGGGTTTCAACATCATGCATGATCTGCATGCCTTCGTTGATGATTTGAACCAGTTTGGCTTTTTGTTCGCCAGAAAATACTCGAGTGTCCATGTAAATCTCCTAGGTAAGTTATAGCGTATTATACAGTATTCCTGGAAGAAAAGCTAGCATTAATCCCAACAATTGAGCCAAATGCTATTTTATGAAAAGTCGGTAAATCGTACTAACTATATCAATATTTTCAGCTTGTGCCCGGCGGGCAAACTCTCCGGACATGATATAGTCTTGGTTGTAACGACTAGATTCTTGAGTAGCATCAACAAGATCCTGGATACTGTACTGAGAAAACTGTTTTATCAAATTTACAATGCTAGCTAACCGCGTGATGTTACCGGAATCTGAGTCCCAACTGGTATCAAATTTATAATCAAATCGAAACCCCAAACGTGAGAGTCTACCGTAGGTGTCATATTGTCCAACAGGCACAAATGCAGTTCCGCCAACTAGACATTTGAGAGTTTTTTCAGTAATGAACGGCCCGGGACGAATGAATCTGCCTTGATCATTGTCCATATAACTGTAGTGCAGGCTTTCATTAGTAAAGTGTATAGCAGCTTGTTGATATGCTGCACCCCATGGGTCAGCTGTGTACTGTTGATAATTCTTGTCTTCAGTGTAGCTGTCCCCAATATCCCGGGGGTGGCCTGCGTATTTGTCCCAAAATATATTGGCCAGAGTGTCTAACAATTCGTTACCTGTTGGCTCTCGATAGTGAACATTTTTCTCCTCTACCCAGTTGCTGAGTTTGAGCAAGCACTGATCTGTTCCAATATACTCTGCCAATGCAGTAAACACCAGCAGCTTGCTTTGTGTAATACGATTACAAAAGGCACTGGTTAAATATTGTCGTTTGGTATCCCACCCAGGGTTTGGAAACCATTCTAACATTTTTTTAATCTGTGAGTGCCAGAATATGTATGTAAAAGGATACACATTACTGGCATGAGGCCAGTTGTAATATTCCGAATCCGACAAAACAATAATCGGCGCTTGCACTCGTTTTGCTTGTTGATTAACCCACTCGATATCCACTGCCTCTAAGTGGAAGCTTACTATATAACCATCACACCCTAATGGAAGATCTAACTTGCCCAGCCCTGGCAAAGATGGCCATCTTTGCCAGAGGGCCAAATACCAAGTATCGGGAAATTTTTTTAACCACTGTACATAGTAGTCCTGGGACCATCGATTGTCTAATTGACTAGGTCGACCTGTCCATTCCCGGGGCACTAACATATTCCATTTATCAAGCATGTGAATATATATGCTCACTTTGGACCACAGGGTAGCGAATCCGTGATTCCCGGGCAGCAGCCGCCCACCGCACCTTAACGGTCCTAGGCTTGGTTCTGTTCGCGCTCAGAGCGCATTTTATATAGCATGTTTTGGATAACACGGATGTCATCCTGCTGTTGTACACTTTCTTGTACCAGTTTGATAAACTCTAAACTGGCAGGGTCATCTTCAAACAAGTCATCAACAATCATCATTGCTCCTCGATATAGTCTGCTGACTCCAGCTTGTGGCGCCGATGTGAGCGATACATTTCACATGCCATGCCGGCTTCGTCTAGGCTCTTGAACTTGACCCTGCTGGGACGACCCTTGATACTGATACGGAAGCCATCATCTTCGTTACCGTGAATCTTGAGATCATGTCCGTCATCAGTTGTGACAGTCTTAACTGCTGATCCAATTGTGTCACCGCTGTGGGTCGGTGTGTCTTTGCTGGATAGCGCAGCGTCATGCTTGACTGCATCAGCTACACTTTGCAGGTAGTCGCCCAGGTGGCGCTTTTCTTTGTCCAGCACATCTTCCTGTGCAATGGCCTCATCAATCTGGGGCTGCCAGTAAGACTCTTCGACTTCGTCTACTGCAATTTTTTCACCGCCGGCTTCGATAGCACCAATACCATCAGCATCATGTGCAACCTGTTCCAGCTGCAGCCAGTAGCGGCGCGGCACAGTCATCATGCCCGACTCTTGGTCTTGCTCAACCACATCACCAAATCTTTCCATTACAGCATTGTACGCACGTTCGGTATCCAAGTGAAATCCGACCAGATCTGTGCTGGCCTCTTCTACCTGTCCCTGGTTGTGTGCTTTCCATGTGGTGGCATACGCAATGGCTTTTTCTTTACCGGTCAGTTTGCCGTCCTTGGCATAACCTTGCTTGATGTGCTTGACCATGCGTTCGG